CGGTAGAAGTTTTAGCTTTCGAGGTAGTCTCTACAACAGCTTCAGTACCTTGGTCGCCAATCTCTGTAAACATATCAGATGCTTCAAGAGCTTGTTTCTGTGCAGCAAAACCACTCAGAACTGTTTCAAATGCCGAGTCATCAAGGCTAGACAGGGAAGCAGAAACACCTTCCAATTTGTCAGCAGACATAACAGCAGCAAGTTTGGACTTACGTGCGTCCATTTTAACGGCTACAGCAGCAGCTTCAGCAGAGGCTACAGCTTCTTTCATCTGTGCAACTTCGGAGAGTGCAGCAGAGAGCAGGGTTTCTTTTTCAGCAAGCAGCAAAGAAGCAGCTTCGAATTTAGAGGTAAGATCAGAAACACTCAGTTGAGCGCCCTGAAGTTGTTCTTGCAGTTCGGCAAGTTGAGTCATTTCTAGAGTTTCCTCGGTTTTAGTAAATTGGGTAAACAGTTTGGTTTTTAACATACCACCTTCTTGTTTTTGAGCTGTATCAGCCAAATGTGTGTAAAACTCTTCAAGAGTCATAACACGGTCAGCTAGTCCAAGCTCAATAGCTTCTTTTGGCAAGAAGGTACGCGCCTGTGTGGACTTCACTGCTTCTACTGACAAGTTGCGATGTTCTGCAACAAACCCAGTAAACTCTTCATACAAAGTATCAACTTTGCCCTGAATATCTTCCAAGAATTCTTTACGGAAACTGCCGTCAGCATCAAATGGAATTTTGTCATCACCAGCAGAGATAAAGGTACGTTCATAACCTTCCATCTCAAGTGCTTTGGAATCGTTCATCAAACGAACCAGAACACCAACACTACCAACTTCTGAAGAAGGTGCCATGATCAATTCATCAGCAATTACAGACAAACCATAAGCTGCTGAAGCGGACAGACCATCTACATAGGTGATGATACGAACGTCGTTTTCAGTAGCCAATTTGCGCATGTAACTGGCAGTTGGCATCATTTGAAATGCTTCACCACCACCACTGGAAACACTGAATGCAATAGTCTTAGCACCACTGGCTACAAGATACGTGAAGTCTTCTTTAATCTGCTGGTATGATGCACCACCACAATCAAAGCCCATAATAGTTACAGGCTTATAGCTAAGTGGTCCGTCAATATTGAGAACAGCAACTCCGATATCTTTATTAAAAGAATATCTGGAATTGCCTTCCCGAGAATCTTCCATACTAGAATCTAGTTTGAAGTCTTTCGAGTTACGTTGATTAAGATAAGAGATAACAGTTTCAAATGATGCAGGGTGCATTAGATGGGGTGTGTTACAAATCTTTTCTTTCAGTCTGAGTAGACTGTGGGCCATACAGCCTCCTAGACGTTTTCATTGTTAGATGTGGAAGAGTCGCCTGAAGATCCATTGTTAGAGCCTGTTCCAGATGGAAGACCTTCTGCTAATCCTGCACCTGAGCCAGATTCCATCGGACTCAGCATTTCTGCTAATTCTTTTACAGACATACTTTCATCAACGTGGAATGGAATATCAGCTTGCTTCATTACCCAGTTAACAACAGCTGGTGTTTTAGGCATGATGCCTACAGCAGTAACACGCTGCAAGAACTTGCCGATTTCATCCAAAGACTCTTTAGAGATGTTCCCGTAATCAAAGTAGGGCATCACGTCAGCATCCCAACCATTCAATTCCCAAAGTTGGCGAACCAAATCATTGTTCAGCTGATCTTTAATTTCATTAAGCTTAGACTCAAGAGTCATCTCAATGATGCTAACTTTAGTTTCAGCAAGACTGAAGGAGCCAGAACCAGAAGAGCCAAGTGCAAGGAAGTCAGCGAACAAAGCAGTTAGAATCTCTGAAGTGTAACGACCAATGATTGCATTGGTGTCATACGACTTTTGACCTGTGACACTTTTGATGTCAAATTCAAACATCTTATTCCCGTTTTCATCGAGGATAAGAGGGAGAATCATACCTGACTGTTTGGCTTGGTGCATATTAGCCAGAATCTTTTTATACTCTTCAAAGACTGCCTTGCTCTCATCAGAGGCATCTGCTGCCATATATTGAGGAGGAAGGTACAAAACCTTGAAACCGTTAGAGTCTTGGGCCACAGCAATAGCTTCTGATTCTTGATAAGCTTGTTTATACTTCCAAGCCTGCCAAGCACCATTAAGTGGGCTAGTGCCTTCTGGATTGTCTTTCAAGGGGGCATTGCGAAAATGGAGGAACTTGGCACGTTTGATAAACTTAGTTACACCGATGGTGCTTAGGTCCGCTGTGCTGCTACCATTAACAAAATCACTACCATTAATCCCTGAGTTACTTGGCAAGATCACATACTGATTAAAACCTGCAAGGTCACGTCCTTTGTTTCGAGTAACCCAGCTTTCAATAGTATCTTGAGGGCGCAGAGCAAGTTTTTTAATCCTTACCAAACCATCATTGTACTTACTACCTTTAGCCTTCTCACGGTAGCCATAAATCTTTTCTACACAGGCAAAGCCATAGCGATTAAAGCTAACAATCTGCTTGATTGCTGCATCCCAAGAATGATCCATGTCATCTTTAACTTGACGAAGGTAGTTGGCTTGAAATTTAAGCTTTTCTTCGTAGCCTTCAGGAACTTTAACCGTCCAAGGCACTCGTGCAATCATCATCTCTACAAGTTCAAGGGCTGGGGCAATAGCACCATCTTTAGCCATACGCTTATAGGTATTAATGCACTCAGGCCACCGAAGTTCGTGAGAACATTCTTCTAAGACTTTTCCACCTAAGATTGTAATGCCAGCAAAACCTTGTTCACCGTAGGCCAGCGGTGGAATCTCGTTAGTACCAGCTTTAAGGTTCCCGACATCTAAGGAGACATCTTCTTCATCAGCCATTTTATCTCCTATTGATTGAAGGGGTTATTGTATGAGAGGTTTGTACCTTGTAAACCAGCAAGGAAGTTAGGGATAACTTTAGAAGATGCAACAGCAGCAAAGCTATCACTGCAAGCATCACAAAGATCATCGTGTCTTGTACCAGATGATCTGCCGCCTTCATAAGACTCTAATTCTTTATAGAAGAAATTAAGATCGTCGTAGATGCCGTTTTCATAGTCTGCGCCGCAATTCTTAAGAATCTGCATTCCACCATTCATTACAATGGAAGTAAAGGGTTTGAAACGATCTTCTTTTTTTCCAGAAGTTTTAAACTGCCTTAAATGAAAACCTTTTGATGAAAGTTCTTTTGCAATAAAAGTATTGCTATATCTTGTTTGAGGATCAAGAGGCAGCACAATTTCGACTTTAGGACCATCTGCAAGACCAGCATCTAAAATGAATTTCATCCAGTCACCGGGAAGAATACGAGTTCTCCGTATGTCGTGTATGAAGTAATTACCGTCTTTCAACTTACTCATTTTTACTGAAACGGTGTAGTCTGGAGAGCTGTTTTTATCTGACCTTAAAACAAATGCAAAATCATAAGCCCTTACAGTTTTTACAATCTCTGTCCAAGGCGGTTCTTGGTCTTTTTCAACAAACCACTCACGACGTACCATGGTCGAGTTGGTTGGCCTTACAAACCAGTTACCGTAAAGATAACGCTGAACATCAACTTCGCTCTGGGCTTTCAAGTTAGAAAGATAAGTTGGGTCCGCTGTCATCAACGGAATATTGTCCATGCAATTTGCACTTACAAACGTAAAGCTCCGAATACCAGAGTCTGTACCAGAGCCATAGATAGCCTCTAATTCTTCACGGTTATCTGACCAAACATAGTCACCTTTATCTACTGTGTAGTAACGCATCTTGCCATCATTATCAGTATTAGGTGTTCCATCTTCTGTAAGATATGGTTTAATCCACTCAAGGCCGAACCAGTCTGGATCAGGGTTACAAGTGAGAACCATTTGCTTCTGATGTTTTGCACGAGCAGAACGCATACGCTTGATAAGGTACTCAATCATCTCTTGAGTAAAGTGCGTGGCTTCGTCAAATAACACAAATGTGTAGGCAGCCCCTTGGTGCCGGAGCAAATCTCGTGAGTTTTCTAGGTAGGAAAACTTGATTGATCCGCCTGATGGAAAGGTAATCTTAAGATCCTTAATATGAATCTTGATACCACCTTTCTTACCTTGCTTTCTTAGTTCTTCAGCATTACCATAAACTTTAGTGTAGATTTCACAAGCATTCTCCCAAAGACCGCCCTGAGCAGTAATCTCACCAGTGGTCTTACGGAAGATAATACCTCGCAAATGTGGATCATCAGCAAACTTCAGTGGGTAAAGCAATGAAATAAATGACTTTCCTGAACCCATCGCCCCACCAAGAATTGCCGTCTGAGCCGTCTGGTTCAACATTAGCGATTGCTTAGCGCTGCTTGGTCCGATTGTTTCTTGTTCTTCTGACATTATTTTCTATAATCCTCAAGAACCCAATCAAGAGAATAATTTCGTAAAGCTTCGTACGCTCTCGGATCAATCTGACCCTTCCAATTCTCAGCGTCTTCCCTTACTAACTTTTCTTTCAATTCTTTATAGTCTAAGAAACATTCCAACTCAGTTTCCCGTCTTGGCAGATAGTACCTTTTACCATTAAAGTTTACTTCAGCCTTAAATTTACCACGGGACTTTTCAAAATTGACTCCGGGTAACCAGTTATATTTTGATTGTTTCTTTACTTGTAAAAG